CAGTCTTGCATTTCGGTGTCTTGGGATCAACAGCAAAGAGATGATGCAAGATGAGAACTACAAGGCGTTTGGTCAGAGCTGCGGTCTGACGATCGCTACAGAGAAAGATACAGTCGACGGTTTCATTTCGCGCGCTGATAACGCGATCCTCAACGAGATCAATCTTGCACGGATCAAGGGCCTTGATCTAAAGACGCATTACAACCAGTCCTCGCTTGATATCGAGTGGTTTCACTTTGAGTACGTAGAGCGTGCTTATAGGCAGTACAAACTTGATGAGGGGCTGCTTGATTTCACTGATCTGCTTGAGCTTATCGTGCAAGAACCTTTCAGGCTACCCAAGCTCGATGCGTTGATCGTAGATGAGTCACAAGACCTATCGCGCCTTCAGTGGCAGTTGGTCAAGGATCTTGCCAAACGCTCTGATCGTGTTTATCTGGCAGGCGATGATGATCAGGCTATCTACAACTGGGCTGGCGCTGACGTGGATTCGTTTCTTACCTACCCAGGCGAAGTGCGGGTGTTGAACAAATCCTATCGCATTCCTGCCAAGGTCCACCGGCTTGCCGAGCGCGTCGTCAAACGCATTCGCCATCGGCAGTCTAAGGATTGGTCTTCGCGTGATGAGGAAGGCAGTATCCAAACTTATAACCATTTCGCACAAGTCGATATGAGCGAGGGCGAGTGGCTCGTGATGGCCGCAGCGAACTACATGCTCGATGAAATGCCCGAGTGGCTCAAGGGCCAAGGACTTTTGTTCGAGCGCCACGGCACACGGAGCATTGGCGAGAAAGTGCTGGGTGCGGTGTACGGTTGGGAGACGCTGCGCAAGGGTGGTGAGGTGCCGCTTTCCATTGTCAAAACAATTTATAGCTATCTGGATGCAGCGCTCATAGCCAAAGGCTATAAGACCATGGCTCAAGCGCCCGAGGATCGGATGTACTCGATCAAGGATCTGCACAACAAGTGGGGCTTGCTCACCGATGGCATCTGGCATGAGGTACTGACCAAGATCAGCGCTTCGCAGCGGCAGTACATCATTGCTTTACTGCGACGAGGAACGAAACTTAATGCAACACCAAAGATAAAATTATCCACGATCCATGGCGCAAAAGGCGGAGAAGCTGATAACGTTCTACTTTTGACAGACCTGTCTACCAAGTTTGCTAAAAGCTATGACACGAACCCCGACGACATCAATCGATTGCTCTACGTCGGCATCACGCGCACACGCAATGTCCTGCACTTGGTGCTTCCACAGAACAGTCAGAAGGGCTTTCGTTTATGAGAACCATGTCGTTATTCCCCACGCCTTCGGAGTGGGTTCCACCGTCCTCCTTTCCCGATCTGTCGGACGCCAAGGAGATTGCAATTGACCTCGAAACTTGCGACAAGAACCTGGAACGTTTCGGCCCCGGATGGCCAAGAAATGACGGCTACATTGTCGGTTACGCCTTTGCTGTTGACGGATGGCGAGGGTACTACCCAGTTGCTCACGAGGGTGGAGGTAACCTTGACCGTGGGATTGTTGAGCGATTCGTTCGACGTGTGCTTGAGCTTCCAGCCCCCAAAATCATGCACAACGCAGCCTACGACCTTGGATGGCTTCTCGCCTCTGGATTTAATGTGCGGGGTCGAATCATTGACACCATGGTCGCTGCTGCTTGCATCGATGAAAATCGATTCAGCTACGCCCTCAACGCCCTCGGTTTCGATTATCTCAAAGAGGTCAAGTCTGAGCAGGGACTAAAAGAAGCCGCCCAAGACTTTGGCGTGCATGCCAAAAAAGAACTCTGGCGCTTGCCTGCTATGTATGTGGGCGACTACGCTGAACAAGACGCTGCGCTCACACTAAAGCTCTGGCAGACACTTAAGATTGAACTTCGCAAAGAAGAAGTCGAATCGATCTTCGAGCTTGAGTCCGATCTGCTTCCTATCTTAGTTGGCATCACCAAGCGTGGGATTCGTTTTGATCGCGATCGCGCACTTAAGCTCGTGGGCGAGATGCAAGACAAAGAAGCCCAGCTTGTCAAATCCATTCGCAAAACATGTGGGGCACCGGTAGACATCTGGGCCGCAGCCAGCATCGCCATCGGGTTTGACAAGCTCGGGATCCAATACCCAAGAACCAACACGGGCCTGCCAAGCTTTACAAAAAGCTTTCTGGATACGCACGAGCACCCGATCTGCAAGCAAATCGTTGAAGCACGCGAGCTCAACAAGACCCACGGCACGTTCTTGCAGCCTTACCTGGACTTCTCCGCTCACGATGGCCGCATCCATCCGCACATCAACCAGATTCGATCCGACGATGGCGGCACGGTCACAGGCAGGCTATCCATGGCAAGCCCCAATCTCCAACAGGTTCCCGCCCGACACGAGATCATTGGGCCGTTAGTCAGGGGCCTTTTCCTGCCCGAAGAAGGGCAGATGTGGGCCGCCAATGACTTCTCGTCTCAAGAACCGAGGATCCTGGTCCACTATGCAAGCCTCCTGGGCCTGCCCGGGTCCGATGACATGGTCACCGCCTACCAAAACAACCCCCGCACGGACTTCCACCAAATGGTTGCCGATATGGCCGGGATTAAACGCAAAGCTGCCAAGACAATCGGTTTGGGGTTGATGTACGGCATGGGCAAACAAAAGCTTGCCAACAGTCTTGATCTTCCGATTGATGAGGCGGAAGAATTAATCCGCAAGTTTCATGAAAAAGTACCATTTTTACGTGGCACCGTCGATGCCGTGATGCGCCGCATCGAGCATCGAGGCTCAGGCGGTGCGATCCGCACGCTCCAAGGCAGGAAGTGCCGCTTCCCGCTTTGGGAACCCACTGAGTGGGGGATCAACAAGGCATTGCCTTTTGAAGAAGCCTCCATTAAATACGGCCCAAGGATCAAGCGGGCTATGACGTACAAAGGGTTGAATAGGCTGATCCAAGGCTCTGCTGCTGATCAAACCAAGAAGGGATTGATTGAGCTTCACAAGGCAGGCTTTACGCTGCTGCTCCAGGTTCACGACGAGATCGCGCTATCGGTTAACAGTCGCGAAGAGGCGCAAGAAGCAGCAAACGTTATGGCCAATGCCGTGAAGCTTGAAGTGCCTTCCATTGTTGATGTAGAGACTGGACCTTCTTGGGGAGAGGCTGCATAATGAAACCTGTAGTCCATGCTGTTCTCCTCAAGGCGCTTCCCGCGCACTTCGGCCCGTGGTTCAAGGACCACGGGTCTTTTTTATGATTAAGAAGAAGAAAAAGAAAAGCGGTCCCCCGCGCCTGTGGTTCAAGCGGGAGAAGAAACCCATCTCGCCCTCGCGCAGGCAGACAAAACCATGGTGTACGGTGATGCTGCCGCTTGAGGCTTATGCCATGCTGACTGAGCTGAGCGATTTTCATATTGTTTCTCGCTCAACGATCGCTCACCGCTTGATCTACGCAGAATTTTTACGTACACTTTCTCGCGTAGACCCCGAGAAAGCTAAAGAAATGGAGAAAGAATTTGAAGCGCGCTTTCGTAATCCCGTTATCGAACGTGTTGAATGATGCTGAGATCTTCGTTCAATACGAAGTCCTGCCCGCTGAGGGAGGACTACCCGAACAAATCGATATTAAAACCGCTTGGTTTGATCTAGCGTTCTTAGACAGGCCTCGACGCGTCAACATTCTTGGCGCGCTGAGTGAGTCAAACCTCATGCTTTTAGAAGACGAAGCCTATGAAAATTATCGAGCCTTTCAACAGACTCAACAAGAGCGGGATCCGCGCCAACTTGAGCTACTACCAAACCCGCATGGATCGGTTGAAGCAGGAAATACGCGAGCTGGAGTTCCAGTACCAATTGAATATCTGCGCGTACTCGTTGATGATTGATAGCAAGGAGGATAACGATGATGCAACAACTAAGTGATCGATTGCGTATGCTTGCTGAGCATTTGAACGAGGAAGATGCTCACCTGCTCATGCTTGCTTCTAACCACATGGAAGCTATGCGCGTGTGGAAGATTCGTTGGGCAGAGACGGAAGAAAAGTTACATAACTTACATCAAATGCATGAGAAACTACTGAGGGAATACAATGAATACAGAAGAGAACACGGGGACTGATGACTTTCCTATCAGTCCTGAGCAAATGAAGTGGCCGTTTAGAACCGAAGAAGAACAAAAAAAGATTATCAAGTGGCACAAAAAGCAGCAAAAACGTAGTACAGTACTTGAAGGTGTCGAAGAGGCACCATTCTGATACAGGAGAAAGAAGATGGAAGAACGTCAATGGAAGTCTGGCTCTGATGTCCTAGCAAGGTTTCGTAACCAACCTGCTGCCAAGACGCTTACGCGTTTTGATTTGCGTGGTGCAAAGGAAATTGATGGCCAGCCCGTCGAAGCAATCGAGTACAACTTTCGTGGTGTTGGCCTTGCCGTCAACATTAAACGAGAGGTGCGCGATACCTGGGTCCCGCCGTCTGAGGATCCTTTTTACAAAGCCAAATGGGCTTTTTACAAAGCACTATTTTCAACAGGAGAATGAACATGGATAACGAACCCGTTAAAAGAGTCTCACCGCTTAAGGGCCGCAAGCTTGGTCCACGCAAAAAGCCTTCGCCTTTAAAAGGCCGCAAGCTCGGCCCACGCAAGTCCAAAGTAGTCCTCCCCTTGGGCTTGTTTAACGTGGCACAAAAGGCCGCTCGGGAATACATCGCGATTGCAGGAGGCGGCACGCGCACGCCTGATTCGGTTGATAAGTTGCTTGCCGAGCGGGGCAAGAGCTACGGCAGCTTTGTTTCGCTTGCCAAAACAGCGCAGGAGTTTAAGAGCTTGCTCTACAGGGAGCTTGGCTCAAGGAACAAGCGCCTTGCTGATGATCAGGCCGAAGCACTGGAGATGATCATCCACAAGATCGCACGCATCATCAACGGCAATGCAGATATTGCTGATCACTATCTGGACATTGCAGGCTACGCCAAACTTGTTGGCGAGCGGCTGCAAGGCAGGTCGCTATGAGCTTCGATGTTGAACTAGAAAAGACCATTCACGAGAGCCAGCAGTTGCTGACCAAGGCGCTTGATCTTTTTGATGACTATAACGCTGACACGTCGATGTACGTATTGGGATGGTTGATGGCCATTCATGTGCATTACGTTGTCGAGCACAAGCTCATGGATGAAGACAAAGCTTTGAAGATGGCCGCTTCGTTGGTTCGTTCAGCCTACGTGGCTCAAAGGGAGGACGACGATGACTAAGGACCACGAAGCGATCGTTCAGGTGATCAAAGTAGCGATTGATCACCACGACTGGCGGCTTGTGCGCCACCTCACACGGCTTATCGAGATGCTGGATGCAGCTATCGATGATGATGACAAAGACCCACCTTTTATGGAAAGACAATCATGATGACGACTAAAGTTATGGCGATCACGGCTCCCGAGCCTGTGTTCGTTTTAAATGGCATGACATACCTGCCGCACTACAGCAAGCCATGCTGGGTGCAGCCAGGGGCTTTTGTGACGACCTACAACAGCATTCGGAAGATGGATGAACATGAAGAGGATAAAGGCAAACGGCTCTCTGCCTCAGAGCTCTTTGCTCTCGGGGCCCAGGTCGAAGAGCGGACTTTATGGCCTCGTGAGTGGACAAAGAATTGGCAGCAGTGGTTGAGACCGTAGTCATGAGCCCAGCTTACAAATTTGCGATGCTCGCGGCGTGGTTGGAGGGCTACGCCGAGGGCCTTCCTGACTACTGCACGAATGAGAAGTTCAAGATCAAAGAGGCAGCAGAGTTGCTCATGGAGGTCTACGAGCAACGCATGAAGGACAAGGAGGAGTGGAAGCAACACGCAGGAGATAGGGCATGAACAATGCCGAGATTCTCAAGCTGGCTCGGCGCACGGGCGTGCTGCTTTCAGGCAGGCCCGAGCATGAAGAAGCGGTCAAACAGTTTAGTAAGCAGTTGCTTAGCCAGTACAAGGCGCTGACGCCGACACAAGAGCGGTACTTACAGGCGCTTGATGACTGGATGTCGCTTGCGGGATTAGCCAAAAGTTTTAGTTGTACGCCGCAAAATGCGCTCAAGATGATACGAGCGCTCGAGGCAAAAGGTCTGGTTGTTAAGACGATGCTCTTTCGAGGGGCTTGGGCGTTTTACTACAGGAGAAAGTTATGACTTTGATACCAAAGGAGCGTCGAAAGCAGATGATCTTCGATTACCTGCGCGGGCTCAAGAATCCCGTTACGGCAGAGCATGTCGGGGAGAAGTTCAAGATCACCAAGCGCCGTGCTGACCAGTTGCTGGTTGAGTTGGCAGCAGACGATTTAGTCATTAAGACAAAAGGCTACAAGCAGCAAGAGGTGACCTGGAAAAAGACGATGGTGATCTGCTTTGCAGTCAAGGATGAATACAGAACCTACAAGAAACGAGAACCTAAGGTAGCGAGGGCTTGGCACGATCCATTTGGACTGGGGACGAGAACATGAGCGAAAACAAAAATGCAAAGACACCAACAGATGGTGGACCAGCGTTTCCCATTGCACATTCGCACCTAATCCAATCAGGTATGTCCCTGCGCGACTACCTTGCAGCCAAGGCGATGCAAGCACTGGCGCAGGGGAATTATTTTGATGCAACCGCGAGGCAGGCCTACATGATTGCAGACGCCATGCTGAAAGCGAGGGAGCGATGAGCAAAGAAGCTGTGAAACAACCCGAAGCCTTGCGGCTGGCTGATGCGCTGGACGAACTTGATCGACAGTTCAGCCGAAATGGCCTGTGCGGTGATGCAGCCGCCGAACTGCGCCGGTTGCATGAGGTCAATCAGGATCTGCTGAAGGCACTCAACACGATCCTCAACATATGCTTGCTAGATAACGGGCACTGGGCCAAGACGATAGAACGCGAGGCTCATGAAGCCATCGCCAAGGCGATTGGGGGTAGGGCATGAGTGAAAACAAAAACGCAAAGAC